CAACAGATTGATGCATATTATGCAAAACAAACTGCTGATAAAGAAGAAGCGATTAATAACGATCTCATGAAGGAACAGCATCCAAGTATGCCAATCAATAATGAGAGGCAAACTCGTGTAACCTTCGGTGGTACAAAGAAGAACTAATTATTTAGTAATTCCTAAACCAACGAATTAACTTAAAACAATAACAAGGAAAAAAATATGGCAAACGCAAGCACAACTGGATTTGGACTTCGAGCTGTAATGACTGTTGGAAACACTCCAGCTACGTCAGGACAATCTGAGTACTTTATCCAAACAGCACCAGGCGTTGGTTCGTATAAAGGAGATCCAGTATCTGTTCAGAATTCTTCAGGAAATCAAGGATTCGTACAAGATGCATCTTTTACTACAACTGATGACACAGGAGCTGGTGGAACTTCATATAACAATACTACAAGTGCACTTTTAATAGGTGTATTTAATGGTTTCTTTTATATTAGTTCTAACGGAAAACCAACATTCGCTAATTCAGTAGATGCGTCTACTGCAACTAGTGTTAATTACAACACAGGCTCTAATAACATTACAGCCTTCGTGATTGATAACTCAAGCCAAGAATATGTGATAAAAGCAGATGCAGCATTAGGAACTGATGCAGCAACAGCTCAAGCAAGATTTGGTGCGGTTAATCAAATGAATACTAACAACTACACTGCATCTTCTAATATTGATGGTCAATCTATTACGACTTTAGATATTGGATCTGCAGCTACAACGGCTATGTTTACATTAGTACGATCAGCAAATGACCCTGAAAACAGTGATTTAACTGCAGCAGGTGCAAATATTATCGTAAAAATTGCTAAATCATCGTCTTTGTATAATTAATAGCGAATAGGAGATAAATAAATATGGCTATATCACGAGCACAACTAGTTAAAGAACTAGAGCCAGGTTTGAATGCACTATTCGGACTTGAGTACAAACAATACGTAAACGAAGCAGCAGAAATTTTCGATACTGAAACTTCAGACAGAGCTTTTGAAGAAGAAGTTATGTTATCAGGATTCGGAAACGCAGCTGTTAAGCCAGAAGGTCAAGGTGTAACATTTGATGATGCACAAGAAACTTTCACGGCTCGTTACACAAACGAAACAATCGCGTTAGCGTTTGCAATCACAGAAGAAGCTATTGAAGACAACTTGTATGACAGACTAGCGTCTAGATATACAAAAGCTTTAGCAAGATCTATGGCAAACACTAAACAAGTTAAAGGAGCGGCTGTACTAAATAATGCATTTAGTAACACTTATGCCGGCGGTGACGGAGTTGCATTATGTGCGACTAACCACCCAACTCTTTCTGGAAGTTTCTCAAACGAGTTAACTACTCCAGCAGACTTGAACGAGACATCTTTAGAGCAAGCTCTAATTGATATCGCGGCGTTTACAGATGAAAGAGGCCTAAAAATTGCAGCAAGAGGAATGAAATTAATTATCCCTTCTGCTCTACAATTTACTGCTGACAGACTAATGGCGTCTCAAGGTAGAACGGCTACAGCTGATAATGACATCAATGCTATTAGAAATATGGGAATGATTCCACAAGGTTATACTGTGAATCACTTCTTAACTTCTAATAAAAAATGGTTCATTAAGACAGATGTACCAAATGGTCTTAAACATTTCATGAGATCACCTATCAAAACTACTATGGAAGGTGACTTCGACACTGGTAACGTAAGATACAAAGCTAGAGAGAGATATGTATTCGGATTCTCTGACCCTAGAGGTATTTTCGGATCAGACGCGACATAATCGTTAAAAGATTATTTTCTTAAAAAGGGAGGTCTCTTGACCTCCCTTTTTTTTTGTGCTAAACTAAAACTCAATCATGAAAAATTTTCTCATACATATCTGGGCCTATGGTCATCACGCTAAATTCAATGTATTAGCGGAAGATAACTCTGAAGCCGTTGAAAATGCTATACTTGACAAAATAGGAGAAAAAAGTATAAAATGGGAAAATCTCGGTAGGTCACATACCAGCCGAGTTAACCGTATAACTTTTGAGGAGGTTATAGATGATACAAGACCTATACAGACAGAAAAGGATCTTGGAGTTGAAGTGGGAGCAAGAGTATCTTGATAATGGCAAGTATACTCTGGACATGGTCCAAATAGATAGTAAAATTAGAGAAACTATCTTAGAGATCAAGCTTGAAGAGAGCAAAATAGCAAATAGAGAAGTTGCTATTTTAAATGCTGCCCCAGAAGTTTCAATAGCTACTTAATAAAAAAGCTATATCATTGAAATTAAGAAATTCATGCAAGGATATCTTGCGCTCTTTCAAAAAATAAGCTATATTAATACTACTATACTTAACTTTCTGATCTAGACGCGTATAGTCGACAGCCTAGAGACTAGATTGGAATAACTAGGAGAATATACTTATGGCAAATACAACTTTTTCGGGCCCAATAAGAGCCGGAAACATTTTTAATACAACAGGAACTACGCTTGGAACAGACGTTAAAAACGTTGGGGCCGCTGTATTAACACAATCATCAACTGTTGCATTAACACACGCAACAACTACTGCTACTGCATTAGGAATTATAATTCCAGCAAACAGTCAAATTATTAGTGTATCAATTCAAGTAGAATCTTTATTCACTGCTTCAAACACTACTACTATTGCTGTTGGAAAAAGTTCATCAAGTGCAACTAACTTAGCTGCAGCAACTAACGTATCAGCTACTGCTACTGGAGCTTCTATGTTACCAGCAAGTGCTGATGCATGGAGAACTGTAGGAACTACTGATGTTCAATTATATGGTATAACTGTTGCTAACTCTGCTACTGCAGGTAAAGCAAGAATCGTTGTAACTTATAGTCAGAACGCTTCATTAGCAGCACTATAATAAATTAATTTTTAAGGAGCTCGCAAGGGCTCCTTAAATTATAAGGAGATTAAAAATGAGTTACAAAAGTGATATACAAGCAACTAGATCAGCGGCAGCAGCTGGAGCAACAGCAATCGTAGCACAGCCTATTCGTTTAAGAGGAATTATTATTGCATCTGATGGTGTTGGAGCAGGGCTTTTAGAATTAACTACAACTTCTAATTCAGGAACAACTTTATTTATAGGTGACGTTCCAACAGGAGATGTTGTTAATATTTCTTTTCCAGAAGATGGAATTGTTTTTCCAAAAGGAATTTACTGTAAAACAAAAACTAACATCGCTGCTTATACATTATTGACAGATAGATATTCTGCACCAGGTTTAACAGCAAATTAATATCGCATGGCGACTACAACTTACACAGTAACCGTCGCAACGGGTCAAAACGCATTTGGTGCGGGTACTAATAAATTTTTTATTAATGGTACTGTAAGTCCTGTTCTTTATTTATATGAAGGAGATACTTACATATTTGATCAATCAGCCGCATCTAATGCTGGTTTTACATTTGCATTTTCATCTACTAAAGATGGTACTAATACATCAGGTGGTGTTGCTTATACAAATGGTGTAACAACTGTAGGCACTCCAGGTACTTCAGGAGCATATACTCAAATCGTAGTCGCTCCCGTGGCAAGTATCGGCGCTCCGGTATTATTTTACTACAATGCCTCAACAGCAGGCATGGGTAATCAAGCACAAACTATTTCCCCAACTTCTGGAACTACTGAATTTGATCCATCAATAGATGATATTATAGAAGAAGCCTATGAAAGAACAGGTCTTGGCGGAACGCGAACAGGGTATCAATTAAGAAGTGCAAGACGTTCTTTAAACATTATGTTTCAAGAATGGGGTAATAGAGGAATTCATTTATGGAAAGTAAAACTTGCAAAAATTCCTTTAATACAAGGTCAAGCTGAATATAATTATGCAAGTGATACTATTAATTTTCCAAATGATATTTCAGAAGTTTTAGAAGCTTTTTATAGAAACAATTCAGATACATCTAATCCACAAGATATTGCTTTAACTAAAATTGATAGATCAGCTTATAATGCAACTCCAAATAAATTAGCACAAGGAACACCTTCTCAATATTATGTTGATAGAAAAAAGAATCCTAATATTTATTTATATGCTACAGCAAGTGCAAGTGTTTCTAGTACTTCAACACCATCTAGCTTTCAATTTTGTTTTTACTATGTTGCTAGAATTCAAGATGTAGGTGCATATACAAATACATCAGACGTAGTAAATAGATTTTATCCATGTATGATGTCTGGACTTGCTTATTATTTAAGTATGAAATTTGCTCCAGCAAGAACTCAAGAATTAGAACGTATATATGAAAGTGAAATGTTAAGAGCTCTTGATGCTGATAATCAAGGTGTATCTACTTTCATTTCACCTAATACATTCTACGGAGATGGAGTATTATCTTAATGGGTACTTTTGCAAAAGGAAAACAAGCTTACGCAATTTCAGATAGATCTGGAATGAGATTTCTTTATAGAGAAATGGTAAGAGAATGGAATGGATTTTTAGTTCATTACTCTGAGTATGAAGAAAAACAACCACAGTTAGATCCAAAACCAGTTGGTAATGATCCACAAGCTTTACGTAATCCAAGAGTACAAGGAGCTGATACACCACAATTAATTTTATTAACTAACAATCCATTTCAAACTGTAATTTATAATGGAGTAACTTATATAAATGTTTATTCTCAAGATCATCAAAGAACTACTGGAAGTAGAGTAAGATTAAGAGGACCAGCACAAGTTATAAATGCTGGAACAGGTGGAGCTT